CCTACCATGACCATTTGTCAGATGGTTGGCGTGTGTCTACACAAGTGGACTAAATGAGAGTACAGTTGAGTCTCAGTAGCAAACAACGCAAACCAACCAGGAGCAAACAAATGAGAAACCTTCAAGTAGTCAAAGTAAACATCAAGGGCATGGACGGCTTTCAGATCCAAGGTTTGGATCGCGCTTGCAGCGATAGTCATTGGGAGGCAATTGCACACGCTGCCATTTTCCGCGACAAAAATCGTGCCGAGCGTTTCTTGCAAAAGGTTCGTGGAACCAGCCCTTGGAAACTTAATTACAAATACTGGGGTGTTCCTCAAAGTCATAAAGTTAGTGGTTGCGATGCTTTCCAAGAACTCGTAGCACCCTTCTCAGTCATCTAATCAAACCCAGGGGCCTCGGCCCCTTCAAGTTGTCAGTTGACAACTGGACTAAATACTCAGATAATTAAATCTCACTAAGCAAACACCAGGAGCAAAACATGATCGACTTGAAAGATGACCTTGAAGCAATCTTCGATGCAAAGCCTGTCGTCGCAAATACTGAGATCCGCGAGTTTTGCGGCAAGTGTGGAGGTACTGGCATTTGGACTGGCTATGGTGATTGCACGGGTGACCGTAGCTGTACCCTTTGCAAGGGCCGCGGTTATCAGGTTTTCAAGTTCACCAAGGCTGAGCGCGACGCCCGTCGTCAGAAGGCCGCGGCCCGTGCCGAGCGCAAACAGCAGCAAGCCCTCGAAACCTTTGCCCAGGCTAACCCTCTCGTATGGCAGTGGGCTAACAGCCAGGCTGAGCGCTTCGAGTTTGCAGCCGCTATGCTCGAGGCAATCAAGAAGTGGGGCAAGCTTACTGAGCGCCAGTTAGCGGCTGCCACTAAGTGCGCTGAGGGCTGGGCAGAGCGCCAGGCGAAATGGGAAGCAGAGCGTGCTGTGAGTAAAGCCCAGGCTAAAGAAGTCACTGTTGAGGCCATTGAGGTGGCATTCGGTAACGCCAAGAGCGCTGGCATCAAGTGGCCCAAGCTTCGCCTTGATAGCTTTGTGTTTAGCCCTGCTGGCGAGAGCAGCAAAAACGCTGGCGCTGTGTACATCAAAGAGGGCGACACCTACCTTGGCAAGGTACTCAACGGCAAGCTTTTCAAGTCGCGTGATTGCAGCGCTGAGCAAGAGCAGCGCATCATCGATGCCGCTCATGATCCCAAGTCTGCAGCCATCGCTTATGGCAAGCGCTTTGGATCTTGCAGCGCCTGTGGCCGCGAGCTTAGCAATCAGGAATCCATCGATCTTGGTATTGGACCTGTATGCGCTGAGCGTTTCGGTTGGTAATCGTGGGGCGAAAGCCCCTTAAAAAATATTGTTGACAACTGGACTAAATACTCAGATAATTAAATCTCACCAAGCAAACACAAGGAGCAAACAACATGAACGCAAACCTCAAAGCTGAATTGGTCAAAGAGTTCACCGCACAAATCACCCGTAGTGTGACCAGCACCTTTAACTACCTCGTTGAGCAGTTTGGACCCACAGTCAGCGGCGTGTACAACTCTCGCAGCGCTAGCGTGTGGCGCAACACCGTGCGATTTTGCGTTGTAAGAACAGGGACGGGCACTCGTAGGGACGAGCCTTTCATGCTTTGCGAGCAGCGTCTTGCAAAGTTTGCAGCAGCGCTGGCTGATCAGTGGGCCACCGAGGTGCTTAACAAAGTTGATGCAAAGGTTGGTGAGTTGGCCGATGCAAATGTGTTGTACGCAGGTTCAGCCAACTTCGTGATTACCGGCACCAAAAATGGCCGCGGTGTCCGTATCGACCAACAGCAAATCATCAACTGCTCATCGAAGGGTACGCTGTTCAACCAGTACCCAAGCCGCATTTATGTCGATGGCAAATTCACCCCCGCATCAAAGTTCGCAGCAATCTAATCAAACCGGGGCTACGGCCCCACCACCAGGAGCAAACCATGAGCAAATTTGACGTAACCATAAAAACTGAAGAATACGAGAGCATCAAACTTAGTGACTTTGATGACAACCTTTGGCTATCAGTGTGGAAGATTGGCAGCCACTGCTCAGCGAACCTGACTCGTGAGCAAGTCATTGAACTTCGCAACGCCCTCAACCAATTCCTTGGGGAGTAAATAAATGGACTATGACGCATGGCTAGACCGACAGTTGTTTGAGTATGACCGGGAGCGCGAGCGTGCTGAGCGTGAAGAGGATTGCCAAGATGATGAGGAGGATTTAGACTCTGAGTTGTAGTCCATGTGTGTGCGTGTTTCCTGAGATCCTCTGTACTTCCCAACAGAGTTACACCCCCGCCCTGGGGGTTCTTTTTTTGGTAAAGCTGTAGTAAAATCAAGCAGTTAGAGTTTGCCTTGCGCAAGTAATTGCCACCACGCCACTAAAACCCTATCATCCACGGATCATTGACGAGTCACTGAGAGTATGTGATGGCCAAGACCGCAAAGCCTAAGGCCCAGGCCGCACCCCAAACCGCGCCCAAGAAAACAGGCCGCCCCAGCAAATACACCCCCGAGATTGCGCAAGAGATCGTGGAGCGCTTAAGTAACGCTGAGCCGTTAAGACAGATATGCCGAGATGAAGGTATGCCTGATTGGCGAACCATTTATGACTGGATGTATAGGGATGATAAGGAAGTTGCTTCGGGGCGCGGAGTCGGTCTTTCTGCAGCCATCGCACGCGCACGCGAAATCGGATACGACAAGATGGCCGAGGAGTGCCTCGAGCTAGCCGACACGCCCAAGTGGGGCACCAAGCAAGTCGAGTCTCAAGACGGCGTTATCGTTACCAGGGAAGACATGCTCGGCCACCGCAAGCTGCAGATCGAGACACGGCTCAAGCTGCTGGCAAAGTGGAACCCCAAGAAGTACGGCGAGCGCCTCACCCACGCTGGTGACGCTGACAATCCCGTAGCCGTGCAAGCTGATGTCAGCATCTTCGACGCCATGCTCAAGAACCTCGAGACCAAGAGGCAACTTGGGGACAAGTGATCTTGAGGCCCTGCTCAAAGATCCAGCGATCCGCGAGCAGTACACCAGGCTAGAGCCACAAGCGGCTGCCGCCTGGGCCTGGCGCATGATGTGGCTCACTCGAGCACTCAAGCACCAGATCCTACCGCACGGTGATTGGTGGTCCATATGGCTCATGCTGGCAGGCCGCGGTGCCGGCAAGACTCGAACTGCAGCAGAACAGATTGGCTGGTGGGCACAGTCCTACAAAGCCACCAGATGGCTCGTGGCGGCCCCAACGAGCAGTGACGTAAGGGGCACATGCTTCGAGGGCGATTCGGGCCTCCTGAACGTGATTCCACCCGTCCTAATCGATGACTACAACAAGGCCTTGCATGAGCTACGCTTGACCAACGGCTCGCTGATCAAAGGCATCCCTGCCTCGGAGCCTGAGCGTTTCAGGGGGCCGCAGTTTCACGGCGGGTGGCTGGACGAGTTGGCTGCCTGGGAGTACATCCAAGAAGCTTGGGATCAGATTCAATTCGGTATGCGTCTTAAGTTGGACGGCATGAAGACCAGGCTGATCTGCACAACGACACCCAAGCCTCGAGACTTGATCATCGAGTTGATGAGCAGGGAAGGTGATGATGTCGTACTGACCACCGCATCGACCTACGCCAACATCGACAACCTGTCAGAGAACTTCCGCAGGCAGATCCTCAGCTACGAAGGCACCAACCTTGGCCGGCAGGAAATCTTCGCTGAGATCATCGATGCTGAAGAAGGCGGGATTGTCAAGCGTGACTGGTTCAGGCTCTGGCCTGCTGACAAGCCCCTGCCCAAGCTCGAGTTCATCTTGCAGAGCTATGACTGTGCTTACACCGAAAAGACGGTCAACGATCCCACGGCATCGATCACTTTCGGTGTCTTCAAACCCATGGACGGCGGCATGTGTGTGCTCATCATCGACGCCTGGCAAGACCGGTTGCAGTACCCTGACCTTAAGCCTAAAGTATTAGACGAGTACGAAATCGTCTTCGGTGAAGGCAAAGACGCCAAGCGTGTTGACCTGGTGCTGGTCGAGGACAAGGCTGCCGGTATCGTGCTCATCCAGGACCTGCAGCGTGCGCACATCCCGGTCAGGAGCTACAACCCAGGCAACGCCGACAAGGTCCAGCGCCTGAGCATCGTGGCCAACATCGTGAAGGCTGGCCGGGTGTATGTGCCCGAGTCAAGCAACCGTGAAGGCTATGTTCGCGACTGGGCTGAGGCCATGGTTACGCAGATCTGCTCGTTCCCTCAAACTACGCATGATGACTTTGTGGACGCCTTCAGCCAGGCCATGCGCTACCTTCGCGATGCCGGCTGGCTCAGCATCGACCCGCCACCGCCTGACGACTATGACCCTGAAGACCTGATCGACGCTGGCGTGACAAGGACCAATCCCTATGCGACTTAAGGCGAAGCGGGTATCATCCCGCCAATCTGGGGGGCGAGCATGGCTAACGACTTAAGAGCGCGTCTGGGCTTGA